GCGGAGCATGTCCTGCTCGTCGCCATAGACCCGCGTGGCACGGGCCAGTGGGTCCAGGCGGTCGAGCACTCCCTGGACCGCATCGCGCTGGCGTTTCAGCTCGGCGTTTGCCTTTTTCTGCGCCTCCTCGGCTTTGCGAATGGCCGGGTCTTCGTATTGCTTGTTTAGGTTTTTCAGCCCCTGCTCAAGCTCGGCCGCGGTGACCTTGCCGGCGGCATGGGCTTTGCGGAGGTCTTCCTGCGCCTTGGCCAGGTCTTCCAGCCGCTTGCGCTCGGGCAATGCCCTGTCGATCACCGCATCAATGGCGCGCAGCTGCTCGTCGATGCTGCTTTTCGAGGCCTTGCGGCCTGCCGTCGCGCGGGCATCGGCGGCGCGCTGGGCATCCTGGGCGGCCGCCAGTTCGCGGATTTTGATGATCTGCTTGTCAGTCAGCCCGGTGTTTTCGGCGATGAAGCGGTTGGCCGCATCGAGCGCGGTTTTGTCCTGCAGGGTGTTGAGACGCTGCTGCAGCTGGGCAATGTACTTATCACCCGCCTCGACAGCTGCCGCCGCGGCGGCCGCGTTTTCGCGCTGGGCGCGGGTGCCTTCATCCAGCGAGGCGGTCAGCGCGTCGTGGCGCGCCTGCAGCTCCGCAGTGGTGCGCGCACTGGTCTCCTGCCCAGCGGCGACAGCCAGGGTCTTTTCCACCAGCGTGGCGGAAATACCCTGTACGCCGCGCATGGACTCGGCGACCTCCAGCCAATTGACCGCCTTCCCCTGGCTGGCGGCCGCCATGGCTTGACCCAGGCGGCCAAGCGCGGCCTCGGCCTCTGGCGACGGCGCACGGTTGCCCGAGCCGCCATACAGCGAGTTGGCGAACGCCTCGCGCAGCTCGTCAAGCGAGCCGGCAGCCTTGGTTTTCTCCTGCTCGATCTGCTGGCTAAGGCGCGTCAGCTGCAGGCTGCGCTCAGCATCGCCCAGCTTTTCGAACTCCGCGCGCACCTGCTCCAGCGGCGTTTTCAGGTCGCCCAGGCTGAACGCGGCGTCGTCCGCGTTATCACGCATCAGCAAGAAGGCCGCCGCCGCACTGCCGGCCAGCATGGCAATGCCCATCGGGCCGCCAAGCAACGCCAACACGCCGGTGGATGCCTGCCGCAAGCTGGTTTGCGCTGCAGTGACGGCCGCAGTGGCCGCCGCCTCGCGCTGGCGAGCCTGCGCAAGCTGGATCGACATTTGCGTTTGTACGGCCGTGCCACGCGCGGCCTCAACCTCGCGCTGCGCCAGGATGGTGGCGGTTTGCGCCTTGCGCTGGTCGGCGATGGCAGCCTGCAGCACCGCATCAGCCTGGGCGATGCGCGCGGCACGATCCGCCACGGCAGTGCGGATGCCCTTGGCCGTTTCCACGGCCGCCAGCGCCGCGGCGCGGGTGTACACGGCCAGCGCACCCATGGCCACGCCGCCGATCACGGCGCCTACCACGTCGATGTTGTCGGCAATCACCTTGAGCGATGCCGCCAGGGTATCCGTGGCGCCGGTGGTTTCGTTGAACCGGCCGATGTAGTCCTGCGCGGCATTGCCGATGTTGACCAGGGCGTCGTTGACGGAAACCGACATGTCGGCCGCGGCCTTGCGGTTGGCCTCCAGGGTTTCCATGAGGCCGGCGTTCAGGTCGTCAAGCGCCAGCTTGCCCGAGGCGCCAAGCCTGCGAATTTCGGCGGCGCTCTTGCCCGTGGCGGTCGCCACGGCATCCACCACAGTGGGCATGGCCGAGAGGATGGTGGCCCAGCCGTCCGCCTCGACCTTGCCGGTATTGAGCGACTTGCTGTAGGCATCCAGCGCGCCGCTGGCCTTGTCCGCGCTGGCGGCGTTGGTCACCAGCAGGTAAGAAAACGAATCAGTGATATCCAGGGTTTGCCGGGTGTTGTAGCCCAGCCCCTTGATGGCGTCCGCGGTGCGGATATACAGCTCTTGCGCTTCGCGCAATGGGCGGTAGGTCTCTTGCGCCGTCTGCATGAGACGGTTCTGCACCATGTCATATTCGCGGCTGTCTTCGGTGGCCGCACGCATGCGGTCGGCCATCTGCCCCACCGCGTCGGCCTGCTTGATGATCGAGCCCACCAGGCCAGCGCCGGCGATGGCGGCAAACGCGCCGCGAATAAGCTGCCCGGCCTGCTGCGCCCCCTGGGCGGTGCGGTCGAACGCCGAATCCACCGTGGTCAGGTTGCGGTCGATCTGTTGCGTGGTGCGCGCGACCACCTGATCCGCCGATGCCAGCTCGCGGCGCAGCTGCGCCGTGGTGGCCTCGATCTGAATCAACATCCCTTGCACGTCTTGGGACATGGCGTTTTCTCCGGGCAAAAAAAAACCCCGGCGGCGTGCCGGGGTCTGGTGTTTCGGTTGGGGTCAATCGCCCCCGGTGCGCTGGTGGCGAGCCGCCGCGGCAGCCGTGCGCGCCGCGCGCCGTTCAAGGCGCTGCTCTGGCGTGCCGCGCATGTGCCTGAACAGCCACACGGCGCCGCCAATCACCAGCAGCGCGCAAGCGCCATAGAACACGCCGGTCGCGCCTACCGTGAACAGCACGGCAAGCGCCTGCAGCAGCCACGGAAAGAACAGCACGCCCAGCACGAACAGAACCAGCAGGATGAGCAACGGCATAACAACCTCCAATGTCAGGGGCTGCCAGCGTAGCAAAACGCCAGCCGCCTGGCCGTGACGGTCACGCCTCGCGCTTGCGCCCTGTCAGCGCCGCGCGCAGCTTGGCCGCCACGGTGTCGGCGCTGGGCTTCGCTGGCTCTGCCGCCGCCTTCTTGCCGCCGCCGAACGGGTTGGTCAACGCCACCCATTCGGTGCGCGCATCGAGCGCGAGCAGGATTTCAGGGATGGGGGTATTCCACGCCACATCCGGCGGCCAGCCGAGCCAGCCGGTGGCGTAGCGGTAAAGGGAATCGACGTAACTGCCGTTCTCGACGGCGTTTACGCCTGCTGGGCGTTTCCCTCGCCGTCCTCGCCGTCTTCGCCCTCAGGCTTGGCGGCAGGGTTGAGCAGCGCCGAAATATAGGCCACGCACTGCGGGCCGACATTGACCACGCCGGCATTGAATACTTTTTCCTGGACCGACTCGGTGATTTCGCGCTTGGTGCCCATGCCTGCGCCGGCCTGGATCACAAAGGCGATCTGCTCAATGCTGCTCGACCCAATGGCCCGATAGGCATTGGTCAGCCCGCCAAACTGGCGTTCGATGGCGAGCGCCGCTTTCAGGGTGGGTTTCAGGGTGATTTCCTCGTCGCCGAGGGTGACGGTAACGGTGCCGTGCAGGGTCTTGCTCATGGTTCTGGGCTCTCAGTAAAAACGGATGATGGCGGGGGCGCAGCAGAGCAACGCCGGGGCAAGCGCCCCGGCGCAGCTCTTAGGCCGGCAGGATTTCGAGGATGTCGGAGTTGATCGCCACGCTGATATTGCGCTTGACCACGTTATCGGCGGAGCCCGCCGCGACGGTGTTTTTCATCACCTTGCCGCGCATGTAGAAGGTGGTCGGCTTGACCGGTGGAACCGCAGTGGGGTCACCGTCGTTGAGGGTGATCTTGATGTTGTAATCGCCCTTCGAACGGTCCTTGTGTGCAGTCTTGACGGCTGCCTGGCCGGCGTCGCCGTTGTCCAGGCCGACCACCAGGGCGATATCGCCGGCATCGGCGGTGCCCTTGTACTTGCGCACGCGGCCATCGCTTAGCGCGGTAAAGCTCACGTTGTTGAACGTGTCGCCGAACTCGCCCAGGTCTTCGATCTCGCCTACCTCGACATAGGTATCGGCCTCGTATGCGGTCTGGTCATCGGCGCCGCTCTTGGTGCCGATCGAGAATCGGCAGCCGGCGGCGGTGTTGAGGTTGTCTTCGGCCATGGGGGTTCCTCCAAAGGCTCATTGGTGATAGCCGCGGTGCGCGGCAGATGGGGTTTGCAGGGGTGTTAGTGGGTGGTGATCACGCGCACGGTGGTGGCGCCCTGATAGGTCACGCCGTCCGGCTCACGGCTGGTGTCCTGCTGCTCGACCCGCACCGACACGGCCCGACCGACCGTCAGCGGCAGCGGGCGCTCATTCAGGGCGCGGTACAGCTCGCCAAGGATGCGCAGCACCTCGGCCTGGCCGCTGTAGTTGCTCCAGACGCTGAGATACACCAGCCGCACAGAGCGCTCGCGGCCCTGCAGCGGCGTGGTGTTCTTCGACAGGCTGCGATCAATGGTGACGTAGGGGTACGCCGTGCCCATGGGCACATGGTCATACACCGGCACGCTCAGCTCGGCAGTCAGCCGCTGGTAAAGCGCCTGTTGCAGTGCCGCGCCGATTTCCAAGGGGCTGCTCATGGGTTGCCACCTCCTGCGGCTTTGGCCAGCGTGCTGGCTATCGCGGCACGTATAAGCCCGACAATCTCGTCGCGGTTGAGGTCATACGACGGCCGCAGCCACGGATGCGCCGGCCGCGCCGGGATATCGGGGTACTTGCCGAAGAAGTTGGCGCCGTCCGATTTGTTGGTGTCGCGGCGATTGCGCCCGCCGGCCCGCTTGTTGCCGACATAGCCCTTGGTGCCGTACTCCAGAAAGCGCACGTAGTAGAACTCCCGCCGCTTGGCCTTACCGCGGATGCCGATCTGCGCATCAAGCCCCGAGCGGGACACGAAGGCCTCCAGCGCCGCCGCGGCGGCGCCGGTGTCCTTGGGCATCAGCTCGCGCTGTTTTTGCAGCACGATATCGGCAGCGGCCTGCATGGCGGGGCGTACCTCGTTGTCAACCGTCTGGTTGATGTTGCGCAGCAGACGACGCAGCTTGAAGTCACCAACCCGCGAACGGCGGGCCATGGCTCAACCCTTGCCGCGCGGCTTGCGCGGGCGCGGCGCGGCCTTGGCTGGCACTACAGGCGCGGCAGCGGCCTCGGGCTGTGCGTCGATGGCCACCAGGCCACGGGCGCGCAGCGCCTCGGCCTCGACGGGGCTCACCTCGAAACTGGCACCCTTGGGCTGGTCGCCGTGATGCCCGCTGATGTTGGCCAGAGCGGTTACTTTCATGGCCGGCAACCTCCGCAGCATTTGCCGGCAGGCGCCTTGGCCAGCTGCAGCTGCGCATCGAGCAGGTCCTGCAGGTGGTAACGCAGCCGGGCACGGGTCGCGCCCGTGCTGGCGTTGATGTTCTGGATGGTCGAGCGAATCGCGCATTCCAGCTCATAGCTGGCGTCGGTGCTCTCCAGGGTGGCGGCGACAGGCGCGCCGCCGGCTGGCGTACTGTTCATGCAATTGTCCTCATGGGTTGGCGATGCTGCTGCACAGCAGACGTACCATTGAGTTGACGTTGTCGGGCAATACGGCTTCGATGCGGTATGTGCCGCGGCTCGTAACCAGCCGCCGGCCCGCTACCAGTTCGACAGATGGACGGCAGCGGATCTCCGCGTCGACTGTCGCAGTGAGCTGCTGCGCTACAACCCCCACACGCCCGGTGGGCGTCGTGATCTCTGCCCAAAGCTTGCGCAGCTCCACCCACCCGGGGCGTGAGCCGCCCATGCCATCAGGGACGGGCTGCTCGGCCTGGAGGGCGCAGCGGTGTCGGAGAGCTCCGGCTCGCATATCAGAACCTCGGCGGTAGGGTTATTTCAGCCAACAGGGCATCCATGAAGCTCGAGGGAAGCTCAGCGACGATGGTGCCAACGATGAGCGTTTCCCGATTCTCATAGGCCGTCGCCGCATGCATCAGCATCCAGCTTTTCACGCACGGGTAGGCATCCAGATCGACCCCGGCGCTGTAGCGGATCACCAAGCGCCCCGGAGGACGCCCGGCAGGAAAGATGAGGAAGCTTTCGCGGGCGCTGTGCTGTAGCACCTGCGGCACCTGCAGGGCGGTCAGTGAGCCGTCGCTTTCGCGCACGCTCACCGACTGCACTTCCTTGACCTGCCCCACGTCGAGGGCGTGGCCGGAGCCGTAGGCCGGCGGCCACTCCTCTTCATAGGTGGCTTCACGAATCGCCGCACCGGTCCGCGCCTCGCACTGGGCCGTTACGCCGGGGATGATGATCAGCTCGATCAGCTCCGGCTGCAAGTCTTCGACTTCGACCCGGCATTGCCGGGCCACGTCTTCGAGCGTCAGAACCGGCTGACCGGTGTAGGCGATTCGCTTGGCCATGGGTTAGGGCTTCTTGTCTTCGTCGACGGTGTCGTTATCGCCGGTTTTGTTCTCGGCGGTGTTGTCACCAGTGTTTGCAGCTCCGGCGGCGCCGCCCTTGGGTACGGCCGGCTGCGCGGCCGGGGCGCCCTTACCCTTGGCGTAGGCTTCCGCCACGCCCGCTTCGATCAGCTGATCGGCCTTTTCCTTGGCGAACCCGGCTACTTCGTTCGGGCCGTAGCCCTGCCAGGGTTTCTTGAACTTGATGATGGTCGGCTTGCTCATGTTGGAGTCTCGCTTGGTTCAAGGGACGCCCCGCCGGCTGGCGGGGCAGTCAGTTACATGCCGGCACCCCAGGTGACGCCGGTACCGATGGCGATCGACTCAACATGGCGCGGGCCGAAGTCGTGCTTGCTGATCACGCGGATCAGTGTCTGGTCGCGCTGGAAGGCGCTAACCACGTTGCCTTCGCCGTCCTTGTAGGAGGCCTCGGTGCTGATGGCGATGGCCAGCTGCTCGACCTCGCCGATGTAGCAGTCGGCGAAGTTGACGAAGTAGATTTCGGACTCGTTGCCGCCCGCGCCCAGGTTGGTCGGGATCTGGGTAGTGAGTGCCCACTTGTAGCCCTTGAGCAGGCCGGCATCGATCTCCGGATAGGCCTTGTTGCCGTTGCCATCTCGCAGGCTCTGCAGCCAGCGAATGGTGCGCGGGTGCATCAGCCAGCCACAGGCAGCCAGGTCGACGTTTGCCACCTCCAGGCGCAGCATCAGGCCGCCGAGGAAGGTATCGACGTCAGCCAGGGTGACACCGGCCGGCGCAGCGATGATGTGCCCAGCCGGCGCCCAGTTGCGCAGGCCCTTGGGTAGCGGGTCGACGCCAGAGCCACGGATGAAGTGCAGGTCCTCGGAGAGGCCCATGCTGGTGGCCAGGTCACTGCTGACCAGCGCATCGACGCGCGGGTTGACGCCGGAGAAGGCCAGCAGGTCGTTGGAGATCGGCACGATGGCAGCCGCCTTCTTGGCCGACAGCTTGAGGTCGGCGAAGGTCATCTCGGTCAGCGGGATATCCTGCTCGGTACCGATGTAGCTGACCGAGGTATTGCCGTTGATACGCGGCAGGGTCATGTTGCCGTTGTTCAGCGGCAGGCTGACCGCCCCCATGCGACGAACCACCGACTTCGGACGCAGCGACTCGATGACGCCGGAGCTGAAATTCTCCGGCACCAGCACACCGCCGGCACCAGCGGTCACGGTGGACAGCGCCATGTGCACGTCGGCGCCGAAACCGTTCACCTTGGCCAGCTCGGCGGCCTGCTGCTGATTGCCCTGCGCTTGCACGAGCAGGCGCACCATCTGCGCCATTGCCACATCGGGCTTGGTCGGCTGGTTGTACGGGCCTTCTACACGGCTGCCCGGCGGGCTGTTAATGCCCTGAGCGCTTTCGTTCACCGGTACGGCGGCGGAAGCGGCAGCACGCTCCGCGCTTTCGGCACGGCTGATCTTGTCGGACAGGGTGTTGATCTGTGCTTCGAGCTCGCCGAACTTGGCCAGCTGCTCGGCATTGAGGCTGGTACCGTCAGCCTCGAGTTTGGCCAACGCTTGCAGCTCGGTGTTGAGCTGGGCGCGTTCGCTTCGCAGTTGAAGTACTTTGGACATCGGGTGTCTCCTGGGCATGAAAAAGCCCGCACTGGGCGGGCTCGGGTTAGCTGCCGCGAACGCGGTCAGAATCGGGTTTGCAAGTCGGCTGCGGCGGCGCGCATGCCAATCCGCGTCGGGCTGCGCTGGGCTCGCGCCTGGGCGATGGCCTGGGATATCTCATCCACGGCCTGCTGCGGGCTTTGCAGCCGATCGGCTAGCCCCGCCGCGATGCCAGCCTTGCCACGGTAGAGGCCTGCCTGGGTGTCGATGACTTGCTGCACGGACAGCCCCCGGTACTCAGCCACGGCGTTGACGAACAGCTGATAGCTCTCCTGCACCAGGTCGTTCAGCACCTTCAGCGACTGGTCGCTGATCGGCTCATGCGGCGTCAGGTCGTTCTTGTGCGAGCCGGCGTAGACGGTGGTCACCTTCACGCCGAGCTTTTCGTTCATCTGGCTGCGGTCGTAGTGGCTGGCGATGACGCCAATCGAGCCGACCCCGCTGGTCTGGCTGACCACGATCTCGCTGCAGGCCGCCGCGATGATGTAGCCGCCGCTGTAGCCGCTGAAGTTGATCACCCCGGTGATCGGCTTTTGCTGGGCCATGGCTCGAATGTCCGCAGCCAGCTCGAAGGCACCGGTAGCGGCGCCGCCCGGGCTGTCGATGTCCAGCACGATGTGCTCGACCATCGGATCAGCGACCGCTGCGCGAAGCTGCTGGCGAAGCCCTTCGTAGCTGGTCATGGTTTCGCAGGGCTGCAGGTGCGCCCCGCGGCTGACCAGCACACCGTGCACGTCGATGACCTGAATGCCGGTGCGCGCGATGGTCTGCCGCCGGCTTTCCTCGGCCAGCGCCAGGCGGTCGCTGTGCCCTTCGTCCTCCATCATCCGGGCGCCGTCACTGGCACCGATGTTGACGATGTTCAGACTCATCGCCTGGTTGGCCCAGCGCACGCCCAGTTCGAGCATGTCCGGGGTAATCAGCAGCGGCTGGTTGAAGAGCAGGCTGGCTGCTCTGAGATAGGCTTTCATTGCGCCAGGATCCTCTCGATTTCAGCGTGCTGCAGTTCGAGCTGCGCGCGGACGTTGGGGTTGTTCAGGTCGGGCATGCCCTTGCCGGCATCGACCATGTTCAGCGGCTGCAGGTACACATCGCCGCCGGCAACCGGTGGCATGTTCTCCAGCCGCCGAATGTCGTTAACGCTCAGCCAGCCCCATTGACGGCCAATGGCGTACGACTCGTAGCGGCTCTTCTGGTCGCCGCGTAGCAGGCCGGACAGGTTGAACTCGATGAAGTGGTCGCGCCGGTCCTTGGGCAGCAGGAAGTCGCGCATCATCGATTGCTCGTGACGCTTGACCCACGGCAGCAAGGCGAAAACCACGAACTGGATCAGCAGCTGTTCCAGCGTGTTGTAGTTCGACTTCTCCAGATCGTTAACCATCGGCAGCGGGATCTTGTAGATCCGCGCTACGTCGGTGCCGCTGAGCTTGAGGATGTTGACGATGTCGGCATCGACGTGGCTCATGCTGATCGGCTTGAAGGCCATGCCTTCCTGCAGCAGCGCGACCTTCTTGGCGTTGTCCATGCCGCCGTACTTGTCACCCCACTGATCCAGAATGCGATCGATGCTCGCCTGATCCTTGATCGGCGGCGCCTCGCGGGGCCGCTCGATGACGCCAGAAACCGCCGCACCATTGGCGAAGCTCTTGCCAGTGTACTGGCGTACCGCCTGCGCCAGCCCCACCGCTTCGGCGTGCAGCTCGATGGGCGACAGCCCGGTGTAGTGGTTGACCGTGTGCCAGCGCACATGGTGAACCATGCGCATCGGCAGCCGCTCCGGATGGTTGCCCACCTGGTAGTAGGGCAGCATGTCGCCGCCCTTGTAGGTGATGACCTTGCTGGTATCCAGCGGCCAAAGCGCAGCCACGTTGCCGTCGTCGCGCCGTTCGATCAGCTGGAAGCCGTTGCCGCGCAGGCCAGCGGAGAGCTGGGTGCACTCGCGCAGTTCGTACGGCGTTTGAAAGCCGTTGGGCTGGTAGCGCAGCACGTCGTACAGCGGATGGTTGATGGCCGCGTCGCGTTGGCCCTGCCCTTGCCGACGGTACAGCTCGAGCGGCAACTGGCCGATGGATTCGGCCAGCAGCGTGACGCAGTTCTGCAGCACCGGGATGCCCAGCGCCGTTTCCGGCGTGACGACCATCCCGCTGCTGTTCTTGCCGCGGCCAATCAGCCCGCGCCACCAGTCGTTGCTTTCGGTGACGCTGCCGCGCGTGTCGCCGAGAAGGCTGGAAAAGAACATTTCAGCCCCCTTTTGCGTTGAGTTTGGCGGCAGCGCGGTCGGCCAGATAGGACCAGCCGAGCAGCCCACCACCGGCCACCATCAGCGCGGCGGGAATGTTGAGCAGGGCGACACCCGCCACCAGCAGGCCGAACCCAGCCAGCCCGGCCAGCCAGGAAAGCACCATCAGTTTCATATGCCCGTGCCTTCTTCGTAGATTGAGGTGCCGCTGCTCACGCTGCCGGCGCCGCTGATGCCGGTCGCCATGATCGCGGCGACGATGCCATCGATACGGCCGATCGCCTTTTGCTTGTCCACTTTGCGGTTGCCGGCCGGGTCCGACACGGTGATGGCATTACCTGCGTTCCAGGTCAGCACCGGATTGCCGTCGTGCCGCAGCGTTTCGACTTCCCCCGCCTCGCGCGGTACCAGTTGATAGTCGCCGGGGTCGAGGTCGAGCACGTCAGGTTCCGCAACGGTACCCAGCAGGCGCCGCTCGAACTCATCCACCGCAGGCCCCATGTCCTTGAAGCCCTGGCCGAACGGGGTCAGCTCGGGGAGCGTGATGCCGTGTTCGTTCATCAGCTCGCGCAGGTCTTCGATGCGCCAGCGGTCGTAAGCGATCTGATGCACCTCGAAGTAGTCGCAGATCGTCTGCAGCCGGCGCAGCACATGCAGCTTGCTGATGGCCTTGCCCGTCGTGGTTTCGAGATGGCCTTCCTTGATCCAGACGCTGTAGGGCACCTTGTCGCGGCGCTCCCGCTCCTCGAGCTGATGGTCCGGAATCCAGAAGTACGGCAGTAGCCGCCAGTGCGGGTCGGCTTCGGTCGGGTAGAACAGCAACGCGAACGCCGTGAGGTCGGTGGTACTCGACAGGTCGAGCCCAGCCACCGCAGGGCGGTTGCGCAGCAGGCGCATGGGCACGCGCTCTTCGGCGGCGCTCCAAACGTCCCAGCCGATCCAGGGGTTGTCCGCCTGGGTCCACTGGCAGAAGTTCAGGCGGCGCACGACCGCTTCTTTCGCCGGCAGACCGCGCGCTTCGGCTACCTGTTCGCGCAGGTATTTGCGGCCGGGAATGCCCTCGGTTTGCCGCTCCGGATCCGCGACGAAATCCAGCGAGGGGTTGACCTTCGCCCAGCAGCTTTCATCGGTAAACGGGTCGTCGCCTTCGTCCAGGGAGCAGATGAAGGCGAACAGGCTGTCGTTGTCCTCGATGCCGGCGCAGATGCGTTTGCCCAGTTCGTGGTACTGACCGCAGACGCTGTTCTTGTCGCTGCCGCTGTTGGTGATCATCACGATCATGGCGCGGCGGCGGTTCTTCGTGCCGGCACGCATCATGTTCACGGCGGTGGCGCTCTTGTGCTCGTGCAGCTCGTCCAGCAGGCCGATGTGCGGGCGCGGGCCGGATTGGCCATCGTCCGAACTGATCGGTCGGAAGAAGCTGTTGGTGCTCGGGTAGAACAGGTTCCAGACCTTCTCGTCCCGGCCCGATTGCACCAGCCTGCGCACCAGCGCGGGCGACATGTTGACCATGCTCACCGCATCGCGGAACAGGATCATCGCCTGGTCGCGCTTGGTGGCGGCTGCGTAGATCTCGGCGCGCTGCTCATCGTCGGCAACCAGGCCGTAAAGGCCGATGCCACCCACCAGCGGCGACTTGCCGGAGCCCTTGCCCGTCTCGATGTAGGCCATCCGGAAGCGTCGGTAGCCGTCGACGGTGTACCAGCCGAACAGGCTGCCGACCACGAACGCCTGCCAGGGCGCCAGCACGAAGGGTTCGCCCTCGTACTCGCCGCCGTTCAGGCAGAGCACTTCCTCGAAGAAGCCGAGCGCCTTGTCAGCCGCGGCCTGATTCCAGACCAGCCCGCGCAGTTCGGCGGTATCGCGGTCGCGCAGGTGGCGCTTGCAGGCGTTACGCACGTCAGGGCCTGCGACCAGCTCACCGGCCAGCACCGCCTGGGCGAATGCGGTTACGCGGTCAACTGAAGTACTTGGCGGCAGCGTCTCGTTGTTCATTGGGGAATAGCTCACCTTGCGGGGCCGCCGCCTTCATGTTGCGGCGGGCCATCGGCGAGAAACCAAACAGGGCGCCGGCGGCGTTCGCGCGCTTTTCGGCGTCGTTGGCCAGCTGCCGCCACACGCTGATCTGCTTGGCGCCAGTGGCGAATGTCTGGATGTCGCCACTGCATTCAGCCTTGGCGTTGTGTTCGGCGATCAGCCTGCGGAAGCGCTGCCAGTCCGCTACCGCTTCGCAGTAGGTGGCCAGCGCCATCATGTCCAACTTGCTGATCCAGCCGAGCGTCAGCAGGTCCGCAACCACGCGATCCCACTCGGCCGCAGCCTCGGCGCTCAGCCAGTCAGGCTTCGGCGGTGCGTCGACCGGCACGGCCGGTTCCAGCACCTCGGCCAGCAACTGGTCGGCGTTCTTTTTGCTCGGGTTACCCTGCAGCAGGTGCAGGTGCGCCGGCTTGCCCGGGCGTCCCGAGTTACTGTTTCCGGCCATAAATAACCTCTGATGCGCTTCGTTTTCCGGATACCCCCCCTCTCCATTTTTCCCGCCGTTGCACACGGAGTTGGGGGACTGGTCTAGAGTGGGTCGCCGGCTGAATTTTTCACCCCCCCTACCCTGGGCGGTGCCAGTGGTGGCGCGGGTCGAGCGGCCGGCCATCGGTGCCGCACCCTGCCTGACGCCCCGACTTCTCGAAGCGCTGCTTGTCCGAGCTGTGGCAGTTGGTGCACAGCGACTGCCAGTTATCCCGCGACCAGAACAACTTCCAGGCAGCCGCAATGCGCTCGGGGTCACCGCTCGCCTTCGCTTCCTTCAGCCGGGGCGGCGTCTTGTGGTCCACCACCTGCGCCAGCACCGGGCGGGCTGGGCTGCTGCACCCCCCGCAAAACGGGTTGCGCCTAAGGTGATCTTCACGGGCCAGCTGCCAGCGGTAGCCATACCCGCGTGACGCAGCCGTGCCGCGCCGGTCAGCCCTGCCGCTCGACATTGCAGACTCCCGCCTTCTTGGCCAGGTAGCGCGCATAGATGCCACCGGCGATGTCTGCACCGATCAGGCCCACGGCGATGCCCATCGCGCCGGCCAGCAGATAGTCCTGCTTGAGCCAGTAGACGAACATCAGCATCGAAACACCGAACAGCGCCGAGCTGCCGAAGCGCAGCAGCACACGCTTGACCAGCACACCCACTGCCACGCCAGCAGCCTCGGCGCGCCACATCTCACCAGTCAGCCCGGCAAGCGCGACAAGGATCAGCATCCACGCCGGCAGGTCCGCCAGCGACTGCTGCATCTGCTGTTCGGTCGACATGCACCGCACTCCGAATAAAAGGCCCGCATGGCGACGGGCAAGGGCGATGGCGGCGCCATCAGCCAGAAAAGACAAAGCCCCGCACGATGGCGGGGCTTTGAGAGGTGACCGGCAGGGGAACCGGCCGTTGCCTGACACAGCAAGTTAGGCTCGTTTCGGTCATCGCCTTGGCGCTGCTCTGACCTGTTATGCGCTTTTTACCCCCCGACTGCGGAGGCGTAAACCGTGATTTAAAGCCACCCGGCAATGTTCCGGTTATCTACTGCTTATCTGCCGGTTATCTCCCGCCAATGTGGCGGAAGGAATTAAGCCACGTAACGCCCACCGTGCACGCGCTGCATCCGGCGGCGGTATTCCAGCTCTGCCCTCACCCGCTCGTGCAGCTGCTGCACCCGGTCGTGATAGGTCCGCTCCGAACCGATCTTCACCCGCCGCATTTGCTGTTTAACCGTCGGGATCGGGTCGGGCAGGTAGCGCACCATGGCCAGCTTCACCAGCTGCGTCTCCAGGCAGAACGGCGGGCGAGTCGTGTTCCCAGCCTGCCGCCACGCCTTCGCCAGCTTGCGATCCTGCACCAGCCCCGCCTGCTTGATCGTCCCGATGGCCGCATCCACCTCCTCGGCAACCTGATCGACCGCGCCAGCCAGCCCCATCGAGCCGCGACCAGAAGAGGGGATCATCCCGCCGTACTGCATCGCAACTGCCAGCGGCGACGAGCCAGCCGCGCCAGGCGAACCCAGCCCGCCACGGCACCGCTCTCCCCAGTGCTGCAACAACGCCTCGACTGCCTCAATCACGGCCCACCTCCCCTGCAAAACCAACGCGACACACAAACGCCCAACCCAACACAAACCCGACACACTCAAAACCCTTAAAAATCAATGCTTTCAAAGCATCTGTGTCGGGTGTGTTGGGTTTGTTGGGTTTTTCAGCCCTCGCATAAGAAAAAAACAGCGCCGCCTTTGAAACAGCCAAACGAATCGGCGCATGCACGCCTGCGCGCGCGTCAAACCCAACACACCCCGCACACACGCCGCAAAGCCCCGCCGTTGCTAGCTCCGCGCTGTGTTGGGTCGCAAAACCAAACCCGACACAACCCAACACACCCGACACACCATCGCGCGCACTCATGCTGCCTTCCCCTTCACATGATCCCAGCCATCCACGTCCCAGCCCGCCTCCCGCGCCTTCGCACGCCAATCCTTCACCATCTGGCCGAGCGCAGCGCTCGTCAGAGATGGGGGCAGGGAAGAGTTCGGATCGTCAGGGATGAAGAACGCGCCAAAGCGCCGTGAGTTGCCATCCGTCCAGGGGATCGGCCGTGCCGTCTTCTCCACCTCGGAACTGATGAACAGCGAGAACTTCGTCTGGCTCATCGCGTGTTCCCGGTTGCGCTGGCACCACTCGAGGAACAGCGAATAGAGGTCGCTCGACAGGCAGCCACCCCACAAACCGCGCCCCAGCTCCTGCGTACGCCACTGGTGCAGAAAGGTCTGCCAGCCGGCCCGACTCAACGCCACCAGGCGCTGCCGTGCATCGGTATGCGGTGGGCGCGTCCGCTCGTTGAAGTCGCCCAGGTCAACCGCCAGCAGCCACGCATACAGCGCCGCCACACCACCATTGGCCAGCTCGCGCCCGATCGCCTGCTGCCGCTCCGGCGGCAACGTCTCCTGTGGCCACATCACCAGCAGCCGCCGGTCGCTGTCGCTGATCGGCCACGGCAGAATCTCGTTCGAGAGGAACACCGCATTCATATGGTTGGCTTCCTCCCAACCATTGATGAACTTCGACTCCATCCGCACCGTCTTGCCGGTGATCAGATGCTTGATCTTGCCCACCTGGTTGTAACGCTGGTCGCGGCTGACGACTTCCTCGAACACCGCCCACAGCTTCCGGCTCTGCCACGCGTTGAAGTTCGACTCCAGCTGCGTCTGCCCCACCGTCGCCGCGTACTGCCCATACAGCGCACCCATCGTGTCCGCGAAGAACAGGCTCTTGCCCGAACCCTCCATCACCGAATGCATCAGCACAGCGGTGTCCAGCTTCGCGCCCGGGTGCTGCAGCGGAAAGGCCAGCCACTTCGTCAGCCAGTCCAGCGCCTTGCCGTCGTGGTTGCACAGAAACGAGATCAGCCAGCGCAGGTTCTCGCACGCCGCGTCATCGCGCACCGGCTCCAGCGGCAGCCCCTCGAACGTATTGATGTACGTCGCCGGGTCCTTCGTCATCGTCGGGTCGAACACGATGTGGTCCACGTCCACCGTGCGGCGCTCTGCCGAGTTCAGCCACAGCGCATAGGCATCGCCCAGCGCCATCTTCACCGCACCTTCCGGGATGCGCCGCTTCTTCTCGCGGTCCCACACATCCTTCGTCCCGTCGATGTACACATAGCGCTCGGTCGGCGGCATGCCCAGCGCACCGGCCTTCTTTCCCGCCATGCGCCGCGCCTGCTCGATCTCGCGCACCGCATCGGCGCCGATCAGCTTCTTGTTCGTGTCATCCAGCCAGGTCTTCGCCAGCGGCTTGCCCACCAGCGCCTCGAAGGCGGTCTTCTTCATCGCCGCCTTCTTATCCTGGTCCCATACCTGCGTCGTTCCCTCAACCAGCGCAAACCGCCGCAGTACCTGTTCGGGCGTGAAGCCCGCCCCCTGCCCCCCGGTGTCGGAGGAGCCGGCCGGCGCAGCGGCTTCGGCAGCGGATGGGGCCGGGGAAGGCTTGCCAGCAGCAACAGCCGCATCGAGCTGCTGCTCGACCACCTCCAGCCCCCACGCCACATGCACATCGTTCCAGTCCTGCCCCGCCTCGCCTTCGGCCGGCAGCATCGGGAAGGCAGCAATGCCACCCACCTCACCCGCCGCCGCTTCCGCCTTCTTCCGGCCAGGGTTGCCCGGCTTCGTCGGGTCATCGTCGCCAGCCACGACCAGCAGCGCATCCGGGCACTGCGCCGCCAGCTCACGCGCCACCGCCGGCATGTTGCCGGAGTCCAGCGCCAGCGCTACCGGCCAGCCCTTCGCCATATGCACACTGGCAGCCGTCGCATATCCCTCGGCCTCACCGATCACCGTCGCGCCGTCCAGTTCGCCCAGCACATGCCGGCAACCCGCCTTGCGCCCGTACTTCGGAAACAGCTTCGTGCCCTGCTCGTTGATCGCCTGCAGGCTCCACAGCTTGCCCGCCGCATCGCGCAGCGGAATGGCAATGCTGCCCTTCTTGAACATCAGAAAGCTGATCGAATCTGGCCGCGGCTTCGGCAGGTTCGCGAAGAACTCGCGCGTCTCACTCCCCACCCAAACATCGCAGCGCTGCCGCTCGTCATCGATGGAAAGCACAACCGTGTAATGGAAGAAGCCAACGCCAAAAGCCCCCACCTGCTTGCGTTCCAGGTAGGGGCTTTCGCCTTGCGGCTTGCAATGCTTCGTCCAGATCAGCTCGCAGGCGCTGGCCACCGCCTCACGCATAACCGAGGCCCTGGCTTCGTCCGCTTCGATCTCAGCCTGCCGCACCGCCCGCCGGGCTTCCGCCTCGGCATTCAGCCGGCGTTTCTCCTCGGCAGTCATCGGCTCCCGGCGCGGCCGCCAGCCGTTGTCCTTGGCCAGCTTGATCACCGTGCCCATGCCTGTGCCGGCCTTGCGGAAGCTCCGCCAAACCGTCTTCGCATCGCCTGCGTTATACCCTGCGCCCGTAGCACTCCAAGTATCCCAGGCGTCAAAGCCGGCACTGGCGAACTCCGCCTTGATGCCCATGCCCACCTGCAACCAGGTATCGCGGTCATCCGCGGGGATGTACTGCAGCAGCTCGGTCAGGTCGGCCAGCGTAAGAGGAACGCGCTCAACCACGCCGCACCCCCGCATTCCGCTTATCGATCACCTGCTGACAGTCAAAGCACATGCGGCAACCCTTCACCGCCTCCTGCCGCGCCTTCGGTATGTCGCAACCGCATTCCTCACACTCGGTCAGGCTCTCACCCTGGTACTGCACGCGGCTTGCGATAAGGCGCTGCAGCTCCTCGTCCTGCTCCCGCTGGGCACGTTCGATCAGATGCTCATCCATGGCACACCGCCTCCGCTTCCATCGCCTGCTCAGCGCCGGCCACAATCCCCAGGATCTCGCCGATCATCTTGTTCGCGTGGTAGCGCAGCGCTTCCACCTCGTGCCGCTCCCAGCAGTTGTCCTCGGCTCCGTCGTGCAGGCTGCCGACGAACTCGCCTTCTGCCTGCAGCAGTGCGCCCAACGCCTTCAGCGCATCGCGCGTGGCCGGTACCGGCTGTGGCACGAACGCCACCGCACCGGCCGGACGCACCAAAGCCGCCAGCAGGCGCGGGTCGCGCGTGGTCGCCACGATCTCTTCAAGGAACTCAGGGTGCAGCGGGCGGTTGCCCGTGGGGTTGACGCGCTTGCTCAGCTCGTCGGGGTCGATACCGATGGTCAGTGCCACCGCGTTCTGCCCACCCACCGCATCGCGCGTGGCGCGGTACAGCGCCTGGCGGGTGGTCAACACCGGGCCGGCGCCCGGCAGAAGGTCTTTACGGCTCATAGCGTTAATGCCCCTGTAACGCTGTAGCCAACCGCCGGGCCGTTGCCCTACAGTTCACCTACAGCACGCGACCCTCATGACTGCTGTGTCCACGGGTCGCGGGTTGAGGTAGCCGGCTGGTAACCGGTTACCGGACCGTCGAGGCTGGGGTTCTTGCTGTGGTAAGTGGGTCCCCAGTTCTCGACCTCTATACAAGCCTGCCGCCGTAGCGACAGGCTTTTGTGTTTCTGGGCTGCTTGCCCGGCGCCGGCCCGATGGCGTTGGTAAGACTCTCGGGCCGGCTCCCGCCTGATACGTGTGCTGCTGTGCTGTGTCCTGAAGGCGGGCTGTGATTCTGGTTAGGCGCGGCGTTCGCCTTGGCGCCGCTCTCCGCGCCTACGCTCCGCCTGGCGGCGGTCAGCTTCGAAGCCGGCGCCGCCGCTCTTCTCGGCATAGAGCTTTTCCAGCTCCTTACCGATGCAGTAACGGAGCTCAGCGCCATTCAGCGCCCGGAAAACGGTCGGCTGAGTAACGCCAATAGCATCAGCGATGCCTTGCTGGGTCATCCCAGCTTCGATAAGCGCTTTCAGCATTTCAGTGATCGAGGGAGTAGTCATGACAAAGGAATGTATCCGGCTACGCATTGAGCAAGATAATACGCATCGGAATTGTCAGCCGCAATACGCTTTGCATAATTCGCAAAGGAATAATCTCGGCATGGCTATTTCGATCGGTCACATCGCCGCCACGCTGGCGGCAAGGCGCGAAAAGCTGGGCTGGAGCGAGACAGAGCTGGCCAAGAGAGCCGGCCTTAACCAATCCACCGTGCACCGCATCCTCAAGGGTGAGTTCCAGAACCCGCAGATCAATTACATCGAGCGCCTCACTCGCGCCCTTGGGTTGGACATGGCTGAAGTACTCGGCCTCCGCCAGCCCGATCCGCAAACCCTAGACTCGACCTTGGGACCTGGGCCCGCCTTGCATCAACGCGTACCTCTGATTTCATGGGTGCGCGCCGGAGATTTATGCGAGGCGATAGATTTGTTTGAACCTGGCTTTGCCGATGACTGGCTAGACTGCCCTTTCCCCCATAGCCCCTCCGCCTACTGCCTAGAGGTCCGAGGGCTGAGCATGTCCCCAGAGTACAGAACCGGGGAGATTCTTCTCGTGGAGCCCGAGCTGGTCCCCATGCACAACGATGACGTTGTCGTACGCACTCCGGATGGCCAGGTAACGTTCAAGCGCTTGCAGATAACCGAGGACGGCACATACCTTCTGGCATTGAACCCGGAATTTCCGAATCGAATCCTGCATATGCCAGAACAAACGAGCTTCTGCGGTGTAGTGACTGGTTCATGGATCAAGCGGAAACGACGGTAGACCGCGGGCAGAGACTGGACAGAATCCGAACCAAAGGTGTAAAGATACAGAACTGGCGAGTGGCAACGCGGTCTTTATATCCGTATACTCGCCGGCCACTTGAAACATGCTTGCACCCAAAAGAGACGCAGATATGGCTCTCAATCTCGCTGCCTCATCGCTGATCATGGCCACGCTGGCAATGGTTGGAGATTATTCGGTTGCTGCACAGGCTTCGCATCTGCGTTCTTCATCGTCGCATGCGGAACGCCCGAGTAAGCCAGTCAACCGACAGGACCAGCGCCGCATAATCGAAGAGATCCGGGACCAGTTCAATGAACTGGACGGACTCTACGCGCAAGCAATTCAGGCCACTCTTAAGCGCGGGTGCTTCGACGCAGAGCTGTTTGAGCGTCTTCCACACCACATCAGCATGACGAGAGCGCTAGAGGCGGCCCTGCGTGGGACCATCGTTCAGCCTGATATTGAGGAGGCGCACATGGGCTTGCGCCGCTCAGTGGCGAAGGTCAGAGGCCGACTGGTTCAGCTTGAGAATCTTCTACTCCAAGCTCATGAAACGCCGGACTACTTCGAGAGCGACATCGACATGGAAGGACTGAAAGCGCTTGCAGACCATTCCACTAGGCATCTGGCGAAGATTGCCTAGCGAATGGCGGTAATCGTTACCTTCAATAGCTCCACATATTCCGAACTGTTCGCTCCGATAGAAGCCAGCTATCCCGGCCTTGCCGAGAAATTAAGGGCTGACTTTCAGCGGTACGTAGAATCCGACCGTACCAACCCGCCGCATTATTTTGGGCGTGACGTCTGCTACACGCAGCCTCCCGAAGCGCTTAAATCCTCGTTGATGCACATCCACATAAAGCTTCCCCCCGGCCGCTTTCCACAGGACCGCGCGCAGTATTACCGCGTCTGCCAGCCTGGAAAACCAGGGCAAGATGCCGCGCTGGTGTATGTCCAGGGCGAGCTCGAAGAAGAGAGCTACCAGCTGTTAGCGTTTCTATGGCCAGATGCTCATGGTCAAGCCCGCCAGAGAGATTTGATGCGCTACCTTGCACGCCTCGCCCAAGAGTTTCGAGACAGCCACTAATAGGCGTCGCCTCATCGCGGAAAGCCGCTTTGGTATTTTAATCCCTATACGTATTGACTAGATAAATTCGTTGACGGATTATTGCCGCGTACCCACTTACCACGGGATCGCGACAATGGACACAGCACAGCACAGCAGCACCCGCTGCCCGGTCTTTCTGCACCCGGCAGCGGCAACCAACCCCTTCACCGTACGCCGCATCGAACGTGAAACCGGCCTGACCGCTCACATCACCCTGCGCGCTGCACAACTCAAGCGCCATAACCTGCCCGCCTTCGAGGACTTCGGCCCGTTCGGTGGCGCCGCATGAGCACTTTCTCCCTTACCAGAGGCAGCGAAGCCGCCCTCAGCATGCTCGCACGCCAGGCAGGCACCGAAACCCTGCTGCTCACCCAGCCAGCCCGCGAGCTCCGCGCATCGCTCACCATCGAGCCGTTCACCAGCCTTGGCGGCGGCATGCTGATGGCAGAGTTGTACATGCGCGAACAGCGCCACAGCATGACCCTCCAGCGCAACGACGGCGCCAACGCCCAGCACCTGGCCGATTGGATCGAAGCCGTGGCCAACGGCACGGTGGATACGGCAGAAGCCATTCCGCAGCGAGCTGACCCAAGTGATCTGGCCGCGGCCACTGCGGCATTCAATGCTGCCGCAGTTGAACTGAACGCGACGGCAAAGCCAGCCCAGGCTCCAGATGGATGGCAGCTCGTGCCGATGGAGCCGACGCAGGCAATGCGCGAGGCGTTTCACGCGGCGACCGAGCGCTACGAAGATGGCTATGGCGAGAGCCCGGATAGCCAGTGGCACGCCATGCTCCGCGCCGCCCCGGCCCCCAGCCCCACAGCCTGAGGCCCGCCACCATGAACCGCACCCTCGACCAGGCAGCCGCCGTGCTCGGTATTGGCCCGCGCAAGCTCCGCGCCCGTATGCGCGAGCTGGGCCTGCTCAACCACGCCGGCGAGCTCATCAGCAGCGAGCGCGGCCAGGGCCGGCTGTTCGTCGACACCCGCAGCCGCTGGAACCCGGCCATCAAAAGCTACACCCACTACGGCGTGGTCATGGCCACCGAAGCGGGTGTCGCCTGGCTGGCCGATCAGCTGGAGATCACCGTCACCAAGAAGGACGCCGCCGCATGACTATCTCTGCCAACCAACACGCAATCGGCGCGCTCAAGCTCACCAGCCTTCATCTGGACCACCCGACCGTGGTACCCGCCACCGTGGTGCGCGACGCCTGCGCCGAGGCCATCGCCCTGCTGCGGCTCAACCACCCGTGCGCTGCAGACCTGGGCAGCTTCTTCTGCAGCCTGCTCGCCGTCACGCCGCGCGGGTACATGCCCTACGTCACGCTGACCACCGACCCGGCAACGCCCTACGCCTGCGTCATCACCGATGCCGCCGGCAACATCGTCGACCGCCAGCTGGGCAAGACCATCGAAGGCATCACCGAACTCATCCGCCTGCGCCACATCGCGCCCAGCCCGGCACGCACCTCAGAGGGGCGCGGGGAGATCGGAGGGACCGCGCCGTGAGCAGCACCTACCAGCAATTGCTGCGCCGCTACGACCGGCCCTGCCTGCCGCTGGACGAAGTGCGCGCCGAGTACCTGCCGCACATCGGCGACGTCGAGTCGCTGATCAAGCTGATCCACCAGGGCCGCGTCCGCCTGCGCTACACCCGCACGGACGTCACCCGCAAGGCGCCACCCGTTGTTTACCTACGCGATCTGGCCGCCTGGCTGGACGCCCACGACCCGAGCAACACCCAACCCGCCACTGACCGCGTGGCGTCGTAACCAACCGCAACAAGGACACAGCAAATGAAAGCAACCGACACCAGCGAGTTCATCAACAGCCTCAACGCCGGCGTGTTCGCCGACCAGGTAGGCCGCGCGCTGTCCGACGTCGCCGCGGGCGTCATCGAGCACAGCAAGCAGGGCCAGATCACCCTGACCTTCAAGCTCAAGCAGATCGGCCAGAGCAACCAGGTGGCCGTGTCGCACACGCTTGACTACGTGCAGCCCACCAAGCGCGGCAAGAAGCGCGAAGACACCACCCTCGACACGCCGCTGTACGTCACCGCCAACGGCCTCGAACTGTTCCAGACCGACCCGACCGCGCAGCTGTTCAGCCGCGAAGACGCGCCGGTTAAAGCGCGCGAAGTCTGACCCAGCAAAACCCACTTACCACACAAGGA